TTAATCGCTACTTAACTTATAGTAGAGTACCTCGGGATTAGCTCCTCCCGACCCGAACGGGCTGGATCGGTACAACACTTGAGCATCAATAAATGGATGCTGATAACCCCATGCAGCGGAGGTGCGGCGGAGAAACGGTACGAAGTCGAACTTAGTCGAAGAGAAGTAGAGGTAGTTATTGGTTGGCATCAAGGTGAGGAGATCTAGGTAATCATCGCACGACCACGAGTTACCTCGGTATCCACCGCACTCAGTCGAGAGATAGGGAGGGTCAAGGATTAGTATCGTATTAGAGGCATCCTTATATGCTGATAGTAACTCTCTGTAATCGACAGATACAATCTCTAGCCCGCACAAATACCTCTCGGATGCGCCAGCATCTGAGAGAGCCGTACGGCTCGGGTGGGCATAGAGGCCTCTTGATGCCAAATCCTTGGGAGAATAGGCAAAGTTGTTGGTAAACAACAGCCATCCTGATAAGGTTACCCAGTCGACGTATTGACACCTTTTTTCGTGGGCTTGTACAGCTCGTAGAACAAGAGCTTTGTACTCTTCCGGGACGCGGGAATTATGCTTGAGTGGGGCAAGAATAGAAACAATCTCTTGTCTTAGCTGCTCGGTCTCCTTAATGTGGCGGAGACGCTCAGAGTAGTTATCGTAATCGTTGTATATAACACGTGCAGCAGGATGTACATCCTTGCAGAGGCGGGATACGAGACCCGAACCACCGAAAACATCAACAAAGATCGTGTTAGAGGGCAGCGAGCGGATAATAGGCTCGAGCTGCTTTAGCCATCTGCGTTTTTGCCCGGCAAATGGCAAAGGGGCTGTAGTGTATTGTATCATGGTTTGGGTATCGATAAATGCACTACTTTTGTAGTGCCAAACTCAAAAATTAAAATAGGTGCTAGCACACTGACGGGATCCATATCCCCTCGCTGGGTGTGCTAGCACCTTTATTTTTGCCCTTGGAGTTTGGCGACAAAAGGGCAGAAAGGCGAGGGGCTTTTTATGCCCCTCTGTGTGTTTACTCTTTAGTGGTTACCTTGGTGGGCTTACCATCATTGACAAAGGTCGCGGAGTAGGTAGAATTGTCACTTGCAGGGTCAGTCCTGTCAAAAGAGGAGACGATAAAATCACCCTCTGTAAAACTCTTACCGCCATTTTTGCCCTGCTTGTATCCGTATTTGAGTTTTACAGTCTTGCCTTGTGTGATAGCCTCCTCAAGATCCTCGAGGGAAGTATCGCCAGTCTTGCAAAATCCATCACAAGTGATTGTAATCTCTACTTTTTTTACAACCTTTTTATCGTAGAGAGAGTCTTCGACGTCCTTATCGGTAACTACAGTAGTGGTAGTCTTGGTTTGACGCTTGTGCGTTTTGGCTCCAAGCATCACTTTATCTCCTACGGCGAGTACGATGTCACTACCATTTACATACGCTGTCTGAGTCGTGGGAGATGAGGGAGGGTTAGGCATAATCTTGTGTTTTAGAGTTTTATTTTTTCGATTTAGTTACTCTATATGTCACATATAGAGCGATAGGTATAGCAGCTCCAAGGCCGAGCAATAGGAGGATATTGCCCCCCTTTTGAGGAGGAGAGTCCTCTATAATACGCTTAAGTGTCGTGACACTTGGAGGAGGGACAGAGTCTACTCGATGATTACTCTTGCTCTCACTCGTTGCTCTCACTCGGTCAGAGGTCTCGCGTATGTAGATCGTATCCCCTACCTGCTTAATAATCACACTATCTACTTGTAAGATAGTATCGCGTTGTATTGTTGCGATACTATCACGATGGTAGTGGTGCACGTCAACGGGGACGATACGAGTCTTACATCCAACAAGGGTAAGGAGAGTAACAAGGAGGAGGGCGGCTCTACTCATTATCATTATCAATTCGGGCTTGGAGATCAGAGAGAGCTTTATTAAGGCGCGTGCGCTCCTTAACCAGCTCGGAGTTGGCCCCCATTAGCATGTTAATTGTGTCCTGATAGCTTTTGATACCTTCCGCCTTTCGGCCCCGGCGAGATGTTACGACGTTAACAATCGTTCCAACGAGCCCTCCGCCGACGAGGGCTATAATGACATCGACAATAAGGCTCATCGTAGGTACTTACTATATCTAGGTCGCGCGAGTGGGGTACGTATACGCTGCCGCTTAATCTCGGTCAGCTTGTTGTTGATAACCGAGTATTGTGCGCGCATCTCGGCATATTGCGTGCGCAGCTGCTCTTGCTCACGGCGAGTACGCTCAATACTCTCATTAAGCTGCCTAATAGCGCGTCGAGATCGGATATAATACCCATACAGGTAGCCTACCCCAACTCCGGCAATAAAGGCTATAAGGTTGATAAGGATCTGCATAGTTGTAATAGATTAATGGTTAGATCATGGCTTGTGCTCGCTCCCATACATCGATGGGGACCTCTTGCCCTGTCTCTACTTTTGTCATCGCACGGGCGAGGGCGACATCCTGTGCAGAGGACAGGTGAGCTCCGGCAGCTACTCCGAGGCGCTTGCTGACATATCGGATATATCCTGGGGTATCATTACCATCGGTGGGCGGCGCCCATCTTGTGATAATACCCTGTACAGTTGTTAGCTTATGCTTAGTGCGGTAGGTAGAGAGGAGCTTGAGCATTGCCCTGCAGCCCCACTCGAGGGTGGCAAACTCACAATACTTATCACCTTGTCGTGTGATCTCGCCCTGCCACTTTTGAGCCGAGGGGCGGAGGTTACCCGGGTTGTTACGTTTGATCATAGGGTCATGATGCTAGGGGTGCAGGGCGATGGCTCGCCCCTGCAGAGCCCTAGACGGTAAAAGATTAATGTTATTACTCAGTATAAGCGGTACCGGTTGCATTAACAAGGTAGACGCCCTTAGCATCCTTGCGTACAACGGTGCCCCCTGCACGCTCTTGCCCAGAGATCACGTCTCCATACATCGTGGCGCTACCCTCGTCGACGAAGAGCTCAGGCTCGTCTTTAGCCACCCCGACGGAGTTTTTTTGCCAGGCGAGCATATCAACGCCATCTGGGAGTAAATAATCCTGAACGACGTTAAAACTGAGGAGATTACCAAGCACACCTTTTGCCACGTCTGCGGACTTGGAAAAGGCGAGTGCCTCGTTTTCGGTCATTGAGTCAAGGAGGGCGTAATAGTTAGCAGGCGTGAGCATCACGTAGCGATCGGTAGCGAGGACCTTATCGGTTGCAAATTGCTCGGCAGCCGCGACGAACCACTTCTTGACACTCTCTCCGTCGTTCTTCTTACGCACTTTAGTGCTAGAGAGACACCATTTTTTTATTGTGTCTTGCGCAACAGCCTCTTTGAGTGCTTGTCGCGCCTCAGAGCAGACACTCTCGCGCTTATTGTATGACGTTTCGAGCTCCTCGGTACGTCCAACTCGGATCGGCTGAATCGCAAAGGTGTCAAGATCAAAATCCACATCCGCATCCTTGCGTTCGCCTGCCTTGGCGGGAAACTCATCGGGATTTTTGGTTATGGTGGCAGGCGTCCCTGCATTAGGCACATGCACCTTGTGCCCTTTGATGAATTCGGAGTAATCGGTTGCTTTGGAGAGGATTGAGTCGGACGAAAAGAGATTACCAACAAGGGTATCCGCCCACAATTCTACTAGGATTGGCATGTTTTTAGGTATTAGAAATTAAGGTTAATAGTTAAGGTTGTGTGTTAGTGCTTGCCGAATCGCTCCTCGTACTTTTGCTTGAAAAGTTCGGGGTCTTCGGCACGGAGGGCTGCAAGCTCGCCTCGCTTGTCGAGCTCATCCCATGATCCTGCAAAGCGTGTCTCAGCGGGAGGAGTAGATTGGAGCATAGAGCCGAGCGATTGGGGCTTGGAAATGGATGACAGGACACTCTTACAGAGCTTCTCATCCTTAGCATAGAGTTGCTCATACGTTGCTCTATCAGACTCCTTAATGCGGCCATCTTGGACGGCTGCTGTAATCAGAGCATTACGCTCGGCAGCACGGAGGTCGGATAGCTCCCCTTTGAGTTTTGCAAATTCGGCAGAGAGGGTAAGGATGGCTTGCGACAGTTCGGCCGCAGACGCTCCTGCATCAAGAGCAAGGGCTTGATACGCCTCAGAGGCAAGTTGGATAGACTCCTGGGCTGGGGTTTGGTTGGGTTTTGGCATAGTTGCTTTTAACTGTTCTAGGTATTTAACTTCTTCTTCTCGCTCGAGAGGTACCCCCTCTCGGCTGTATAGTTTGACAGCCCCTCGATTAGAGGGGATAGAAACGATAGAGATCTCTAGGAGCTCCCACGCAGTTACAGAGTCATAGTCCTCGTGATAGGTCAGTTCTGATATAAAAAATCCGGGGGACACACCTCGGAGGAATCCCTTCTCCGCTTTGCGCTGCACCTCTTTGGCCAGGGGATCCTCAGTGTCAAACTCGACACTTGCTATGAGCTTACTCCCCTCGATACGGAGGTTAGATGCCTTACCCACAATACGCTCTGTATCGTGCTGATAGAGCACGATAGGGTTAGCAGTGTAGCGAGTAAGGTCGCACCCCTGATTGGATAGGCGCCAGCCTCTGTCGTTTGTTATTGATTCGTCATTGATTATCAGGTCCATCTTGGTGTGGTTGGGCTTAATTCGCCGGCAAAGTTGCCCTTCTTTTTGCTATAGACAAAATCAATACTACGCCGTGTTGTAATTGTTTTTATCTATATCCTATCGGCTTTAATTTTGCCCCCGAATTAAGGTTTAACCACTATTTAACAACTGATTAATCATGGACAAAAAACAATCAACGACTGCTCAGACTACTATTACAATTAAGGGCGTAAGCTACCCTTGTTATGTTACGATGGGAGCCCTCCTGCTCTATAAGCGCATCACAGGGCGCGAGATGAACGAAGTAACAACCCCCTCCCTCGAGGACACTATGCAGATTATCTATTGCGTCTCCAAAGCTGCCTCAATGGCAGAGGGTATAGAGTTTCCGTTTGCGGACGTTGTCGAATTTGCAAGCCACCTCACCCCCGATCAGGTCTCTGCTATCCGTATTGCTTAATATCTAATGATCTACCTACACCCCTCCCTCGGCATCTCAAACGCCCCCTCTACACCTCCTCGCATCACAGATCCTAGCTACATCGACAGGATCTATGAGTTTGTCGGTGTGCAGAAGGCGCAGTTTAGCATCGTGATTGAGGCAAGCAATGGTACTGTACTTGACGACATCAAGGAGACACGCCTTACTGCTCATCTCTTTGACGCGGAGGGGCGTGAACTCACGGAGCATCTAACCGCCCTCACTCTCTACTGGGAGGAGCATAATGAGGCATGGACAGAGGTCGGGAGGGGGTGGTCGTACCTTGTTAATGACACATCTCGCTTTTTGCGCCTCTTGCGCGTACGTGTCTCACAGCTTGACATAATGACTGCACTTGGTGCTACAATCGACGCGGAGACAAAAAAAACACTCGCGGGGATTATGGTACAGCAAGAGGTCAAGATAACAAGCAGCTCCTCTATCTATAATCGCATACCATCTGCAGGTCTCATACATCAGCAACTTGTTAATGATGCCAAATTTAGAGAGTTGGTCAAGGGCGAAAAAGGCGATGCCGGGAAGGACACCGCCCCAATTCGCCCCAACCTCCTCGAGGGATACATAGATAGAGTTGTCACGCTCGAAGCGAGAAATAATGGTACCTCAAGCGATAATTACAATTACAACTTTCTGGTTGGTCCAAAATGGTTGGAGGATGGCAAGGCTTATGTCGTAAGTGCCGATTTTGAGTGGATAGGTGGAGATACGCCTGACGGGGTTAGCTTGTTAATGTACAAGAGAGACAATAATCACTTGTATAGTCACACAGAACTTAACGGGCGCACAAAGGCTAGAGTAAGCATATACATAGCAGCAGGCGTACATAACACTGTAGGGATAGGAGGATATGCAGGTCGAGCAGGTAAGACTCGAGGGGTTGCGGCTCGATACAGTAATATTAAGTTAGAGGAGGTACAAGATGGAGAAACAAAAGAAAGTACGACGTACCTACCTCATCTTAACGACCTTAAAGGCGCAGACGGCAAGAGTCTGACACTCGCGGACTTGGACATTAGCTGGAGGGGCAACCAGCTCGTAGTTGCTGGTAAGGAGAGCCCAAGCCTCCTCGGTCCTGCAGGTCCCACCGGGGCGCAAGGTGTCCGAGGACCTCAAGGTATACAGGGACCGAAGGGCGCAGACGGAAAGAGTCTGACACTCGCAGACTTGGACATTAGCTGGAGGGGTAACCAGCTCGTAGTTGCTGGTAAGGAGAGCCCAAGCCTCCTCGGTCCTGCAGGTCCCACCGGGGCGCAAGGTGTCCGAGGACCTCAAGGTATACAGGGACCGAAGGGCGCAGACGGAAAGAGTCTGACACTCGCGGACTTGGACATTAGCTGGAGGGGTAACCAGCTCGTAGTTGCTGGTAAGGAGAGCCCAAGCCTCCTCGGTCCTGCAGGTCCCACCGGGGCGCAAGGTGTCCGAGGACCTCAAGGTATACAGGGGCCTCAAGGCATACAGGGAGCGAAAGGCGCAGACGGAAAGAGTCTGACACTCGCGGACTTGGACATTAGCTGGAGGGGTAACCAGCTCGTAGTTGCTGGTAAGGAGAGCCCAAGCCTCCTCGGTCCTGCAGGTCCCACCGGGGCGCAAGGTGTCCGAGGACCTCAAGGTATACAGGGACCGAAGGGCGCAGACGGAAAGAGTCTGACACTCGCAGACTTGGACATTAGCTGGAGGGGTAACCAGCTCGTAGTTGCTGGTAAGGAGAGCCCAAGCCTCCTCGGTCCTGCAGGTCCCACCGGGGCGCAAGGTGTCCGAGGACCTCAAGGTATACAGGGACCGAAGGGCGCAGACGGAAAGAGTCTGACACTCGCGGACTTGGACATTAGCTGGAGGGGTAACCAGCTCGTAGTTGCTGGTAAGGAGAGCCCAAGCCTCCTCGGTCCTGCAGGTCCCACCGGGGCGCAAGGTGTCCGAGGACCTCAAGGTATACAGGGACCGAAGGGCGCAGACGGAAAGAGTCTGACACTCGCAGACTTGGACATTAGCTGGAGGGGTAACCAGCTCGTAGTTGCTGGTAAGGAGAGCCCAAGCCTCCTCGGTCCTGCAGGTCCCACCGGGGCGCAAGGTGTCCGAGGACCTCAAGGTATACAGGGACCGAAGGGCGCAGACGGAAAGAGTCTGACACTCGCGGACTTGGACATTAGCTGGAGGGGTAACCAGCTCGTAGTTGCTGGTAAGGAGAGCCCAAGCCTCCTCGGTCCTGCAGGTCCCACCGGGGCGCAAGGTGTCCGAGGACCTCAAGGTATACAGGGGCCTCAAGGCATACAGGGAGCGAAAGGCGCAGACGGAAAGGATGCCACCCCTGTACGTCCCAACCTATGGACGTCAAACGTTAAAATATACCCTAACATGGGGCACGGGGCAGATAATGTACACGTAACATACAAGGGAGATGGGGTCTACCGTGTCACTAAGCATGATAAGATGTACGTTGTTGTCTCTATGTACTCGGACAAGCTGCAAGAGGACAAAACGACAAAAACAATCATAACCTCCTGGCGTGTTGCAGGCGCATCTCGGCAAGAGCTCATCGACGAGAAGTACCTTAAAAACAAAAACGGACGCTATTACATTGCGAAAAATACAGAACACAAAGAAGTAAATGTACGGGGGACTCTGTACGCCCACCCTTGGCTAGGGGATGAAAATCACTGGATAGACGGAGATTGGATAGAGTTTGCTGACGTCAAGGTTGAGTTAGTAGAGGATGGAGACATACTAGAGCCTACGGCTTACATACCTAACATACCTAGCCTTGATTACCTAGCCGCCTCAACTGCACAAAAGATAACGCAAGAGAGCATCTATCTGTCACGCATACAAAACGGCATGGCAAGATACGATGACTTTAATCAGGTGCGGAAAATTGTCGAGGGGCATCAAGTCAACTGGGAGACCCTCGATGACAACTACCTGCGTCCCATCCGACAGTTACAAGAGGACCTCAAAAACAAGCAAAACGATGCGGATCGACGTCTAGGCAACGTTGAGCAGGATATTATCCGCTTTGCTTACCGCGCAGTCAATACAAACTCAAGCGAATGGACAGACTATACGCATACCGAGTACGTAGGAGGCGGATACAAACCCGATCCTTGGGGCGGGGGCGGAGTTGACGGTTATATACGGACGGTACACGACTACGAGATTTACCGGGCAATGGATGGTATCCCCTCTACCTACATTGAGCAAAGCAAAAAAGTATTGCGCGATAAAGAGTACAAAATAGGGGACAAGTATCACAGAGACGGCTCCGCAACAATTGTCTACGATATACAAAGCCTTAGTGGTATTGAGCGAGGACAAGCACGTCACTGGCGACTGTTTACAACGCCGTATGCGTCAACTGTACTGCGTTATGGCAATCGCACAACGATGGGCAACCAAGATATGCAGGGGCAGCAAATCGGGAGCTATTATAATGTGCACCTTAATAAGGGTACTACGTACGATATCTACGCATACAACGACGGGAGCAGCAAGTACAAGCTCTACATTATAACAAACGGATCCTATAAGTAACCATGAGCTACGACCGCTATACATACGCTAATAATCGCTACTCAGTCTCACTATACCGAGAGGGCGCATCGAGTACCGCTCCTGCGCGCCGAATCAAACTATGGGGAGAGAGCCCCCTTGTGGTCGAGCGGGATGCGAGACGCACGATGGACGCACGCTGGGGGACACGTACAGAGCTGCATCTTGTCTCGGAGACGCACTATGCTTACGAGCACATTGTGCTCGATGAGCGCGAGTGGTGGATGGAGGTCAAGACAGGTACTACCCTCATATTTAAGGGGCGAGTAGAGCGCGGGCTGTACGAGGAGCAGTACGACTCGATACCCTACGAGTGCACCTTGACTGCGAGCTGCGGTATCAAGCGGCTCGATGACTACCGTCTCGACATCGACGCGCTACCACGCACTGAGCGGCAAGTTACCTCCTTGTGGGAGGTGATTAAGGGCTGCCTTAGGCTTACCGGTCAGAGTGAGGTAGAGGCGGCCGGGGACGTTGCGCCCTGGCTCACTGCAGCACATATTAACGCAGAGATTTACCGCACGGACGAGGACGGACTTATATCGTCCGAGACGGCCGGAGAGGTACTAGATGGGATACTATCCTCTCTAGGGCTTGTGTGCTACCACACAGGTAGCAAATGGCGCATCGAGCGAGTCTCCCACCTTGCGACGTCAACACCCGTAGTCCTTGAGACCTCAGAGCACTACCTAGAGGGGACGCCCAGCCTCGAGACGGAGGCAGCCATGGGCTCCATCCGCATCAATCTCCCTGAGGAGAGGAGCCAAAATGTTTATCGGTTTAAGCCTACAACGCTCCCCCTACCTACCTGCCCCTACTTGGAGGACTACTTTAACGAGTCTATGCCGCCACTATTTACCCTATCCGCCTCTAAGGGTGTCGCAAAAAGGGCAACACGCCCCTCAGCGCGAGAGCAAGCGCGAGGGATGCAGGTACGTATCCCCTACGTCGCTAAGGAGGCGGTCGCTCTCAGTATCCCCTATAACCCACCGCTTGAGGCGACGGGTATAAAGATCGATATTGAGCTCGGATTTGAGGGGCTAGAGGATTGGGACGGCGACCTACTCGCCGTCGCTGAGATCAAAGCCGGCAATAGCAGGGAGCCGGAATTTATGAGTGCTCGAGGGGGCGTCTGCTACACAGCGACCGACAAAAAGGATCCTAAGCAGTTTCGTCGGCTCCCGCAGACCGCCACCGAGGTGCGCGATAACTCAATAATAGGGCAGCTCATATTTTGTATAGGGCAGGGCAAGGAGGGGGCGAATACCTTTAGGTCGGTGTGGTCGGTGACCCCAAAAGACAAGATGCAGTACCAAGCGTACTACAAGACCTCTATCAATGACTACCTACGCAACCACCTCCCTTACGCTAAAGTCTCTCGCTCCGAGCTCAATGGGGGCAAACTGGCAAAATTTGGCTTTGCCTCCGACCTCGTCTACCCTCAGACAATCGAGATACACGAGCAACGCAAGCGAGATAGGGGCATTAGCTACAAGGTCGATCTTACGACCCTTGCTGTCTACATACCCCTGCGTTTTTATGCTGTGCGAGATGGGCTCGAGGCGACAGAGATCGCCCCGACGACGGTGATGGTAGGACGTATCTACATCACGTACGAGTATGCCAACAAGGGCGAGTACGACCGCTTTGTCGTGGCCGATATGGGCAAGGCCTACTTGCGCAAAGGAGAGCCCATCGACTTAACCTACACGACTGCAATAAAGGGGGTAGCTCTCCCCCCGTCACTCAAGGGGCAACTCACCGACAAGGATGGTAAACCCCTGCAGGATCTCGGGGGGCGTACCGTCCCCGAGTGGGTCGCTGCCTCCTATTTTGCAACGATGGCCAAGCCGCACGACACCCTGAGTCTCACAACAGCCACCCCCACTCCCTACCCTGTGGGGACGCTGTTTAGGCTCCGTAACCGCCCCCATCACACCTACCGCCTCATGGGATCGCGGTACGATGCTCGACTAGGGACAAGCGAGCTCACTCTATCCGACGCCCCCTCACCCTTAGATGCTACGCGCTATGATCTATGACGACCTTGCCTTTGCCGTGACCCATTGCGGGCTGAGCCCCTCCGATTTTGCCCGCCTCACCACGGAGGAGTGGCACGCAATTGCTACGATGCAACTCAAGCGAGAGGAGCAGGAGGCGCACACCACCTGGGAGCAAGCGCGGAGCATTATGTACGCCTCCGTTGTCCCTCATCTCTCCTCTCCCATCTCCGCGCACGAGGCTTTTCCGCTCCCCTGGGACACTCTAAGAGAGGAGGCCCCTCCCAACATCATGACCCCCGAGGAGCTCCGCGCCATCGAGGAGCGATACCGATAAGACCCAACACACCAACCCTAATACTATGAGTCAATCTATCCATACTGCCACTATCCACGTTGACATCTCACAAGCCCTCACAGCGACCGATGACCTCGCTCGTGAGGTCTCGGAGCTGCAGTCTAAGGTCAATAGCGCGGGGGAGCAGGCGACACAAGCCGCCGAAGCGGCCGCAAATAAAACGACACAGGCAAGCGAGCAGACCCGAGACGCTAAGCAGCGCCTTACCAAGCAGACCAACGAGAGCCGAGATGCTCTCGACCAATTTGGCGAGCACGGGGAGCGGGCGGCAAACCGTATCTCTACGGCGATACAGACTATCGAGCTATCGGCTATTATCAGCCAAGTACAGGGGATAGCCTCAGCACTCGGAGATCTAGCAGCCCCCGCCATCAACTTTGAGCAGTCCATGGCCGACCTCTCGGCCATCACGGGGTCAGTCGGAGAGGAGCTCGAGGACCTCTCCAAGACCGTACGACGGGTCGGAGTGGAGAGCGGATTAGGAGCGTCGGAGTCCGCACGCGCCTTTGCCATCCTTGCGGGACAAATTGACGTGCCAATCGAGCAGCTCAAGGTGTTGCAGGAGCAGACCATCCTGCTCGCTCAAGCAGGGGCTCTCCCCCTTGAGGAGGCAAGCAACGCCCTTGCGGGGACGATCAACCAGTTTGGGCTTGAGGCGTCCGAGGCGGCAAGGATCGTCAACGTGCTAGCTGCAGGGTCAAGAGCCGGAGGATCGGAGGTTGTCGACCTCGCCGAGTCCTTTAAGGTTGCGGGGGCGGCCGCAAGTTCTGCCGGCGTGTCCATCGAGGAGACGGCCGCCGCGCTGGAAATCCTCGCCCAAAACAACACCAAGGGCGCCGAGGCGGGTACTGCCATGCGTAATATGCTTATCGCGATGCAGACCCGGCTCAAGATCGACATTACAAAGACGGGCTTTGCAGGAGGTCTACAGATCATCCAAAAACACCTTGATGGGATGAGCTCCGAGACCGAAAAGGCCACGTTCCTCGCCAAAACATTTGGTCGCGAGAACATCGTGGCCGCCCAATTTTTGCTCAAGAACGCAGAGGGCGTTAGGGCCATGACTAAGGAGGTGACAGGGTCAAATGCAGCCATCGAGCAGGCCAACATCCGTAACAGCACCTGGGCACATCGACTCGAGGTGATGCGCGCCCGGATGGACGAGCTGAAGATATCCATCAACGAGGCCACCGGAGGGATGCTGCCCTGGATGGCAGGCCTAGGAGAGCAGCTGGTACCCCTTGCGCAGCTTACCCCCCTACTTACCAATCTTAAGGGGGCGTTTAGCGGCATCAATAAGGTTCTAATCGGCTCTCCTCTCGGCAAATACGCCCTTATTTTTGGGGCTATTGCCGGTGCCATCTACATCGCGTACGAAAACAGCGAGACGTTCCGCGCAGCCTGCCAGGACCTGTGGCAGGCCGTACAGGAGACCGCGGGCGAGATGATGGAGCGACTTAAGCCGGCCTTTGACGCCCTTATCGGAGCGGTGCGTGACCTTATGCCCTCTATCACGCAGCTTATCTCGACCCTAGGGGGGCTATTAGCCTCTGCCCTCCGCTCCCTAATGCCGATTATCCGCACCATTATAGAGCTGTTTGCCCGTCTCATCCCTCCGATTGTTAAGATCATCGAGGCACTCATGCCTCTTGTGGACCTTATTATCCGCCTCCTTATCCCCGTCCTCGATAAGCTGGGCAAGCTCATCGAGAGCCTCGGACCCATCTTTGAGCTTTGGGGGTGGTGGATCGAGAATTTTGTGATTAAGCCCCTCGAGGTGGCAATCGGACTTGTGGCTGACCTCATCGACTGGATAGGCGACCTCTTTGCTACCGACCCTCCAACTGACAAAATCGAGGCTACCACACGCGCCATCGATGACCAAACCCGCGCTATCCGGGACAACAACCAGGCGCGAGGTGTACAGAGCCTAGGAGGAGCTGGCGGATCCTGGGGAGATGACAAAAAAGAGGCACCGACTAAGGTCGAGACACCTACCCACTCTCTATCCCTACCATCCACAAAAAAGGATAAGGGGGAGGAAAAGAAAATCTACAACCTCACAACGATTGAGGGCCTCACAAACAACATCTCTAAGCTGCAGGAGCAACTCAATAAAAGCAACAAAGAGGATGCCATCGCCCTGCAAAAGAAAATCAATGAGTATCAACAGATCCTCGACAAGCTCAAGGAGATTATTGCGATTGAGAGTAGAGCGAGTAAGCGTGTCGGCATCGGAGAGACCCTAGACAAGGCGGGCAAAGTCGCAAATAAAAACGACCTATTTGGCCGTGATAAAAAGCAGCAACAAGAGGACGCTAAAAAATGGGATGCCAAGGAGCTAGTGTCCGGGGCGGTCAACAAAGCCCCTGAGACCCTATACAATGCGACCAAAAAGAGCCTCGACAGAGCGCGCAAGGAGTGGGATCGATACGTAGCCGGAGTGCAAAAATCGGTGGGCAACATTGCCAATCTCGCCGGCACTATGGGAGGGATCATTGGCAACCTGGGGGATATGACAGAGAGCTCCATGCTGCAAGCTGCGGGAGCGTGGCTCGAGTGGGGGGCTAACGTGGCAAGCGTCATCAAGGACGCCCTCCCCAACCTCCTATCGCTCTTTAACGCTAACGTGGCCGTATCTGCCTCGGAGGCAGGTAAATCGCAAGCCGGTATCCCCGTTGTGGGCCCCATTATGGCAGCGGTGAGCATTGCAAGCATCATCGCCTCCCTCACCTCCATCCCTAAAGTTAACGCCTTTGCAGACGGGGGGATTGTGTACGGTCCCACGCTCTCCCTGACGGGCGAGTATGCAGGCGCAAGCAGCAACCCCGAGGTTATTGCCCCCCTCGACAAACTGCGCTCACTGATACAACCGATGAGCGCGGGAGGCGGAGGGCAAGTAGAGTTTAAGATCCGAGGGCGCGAGCTCGTCGGCATCCTCTCTAAGGAGGGCACTATACGTAAGCTAAGCTAATACTATGATTATTACAATTGACAGCATCAAGGCTCTCATAAGAGCCCTACAAGAGACAACATCCCTCGCCTACATTGCCCTTGATCAAGGGCAGTGTGACGAGTACCTCGATGAGCTTAAGCACCCGCCTATCAAGACCCCGGCGCTCCTTATTGCCCCTGAGGGCGAGGAGCGATGCAACGAGGATAAGGAGTGGGATCGATACCGTGCCGACCTCTCCCTCCGCCTCTACGTTAACCTCCCTCTTATTGCCTCGAGTGCTGCCCCCGACCGACATCTCGAGAGTTATGCCCGCTACCTCGACCTCATCGACGAGGTTATCAAGGCAGCAAAAAAAGAGGGATGGAGATTAGAGGGGTATAAGGTAGGGGCAAGGGTAGAGAGTCTGCAGGAGACGAGGATACAGCTAGCGAGAGAGGTTTGGTGCGAGCCCTAAAACTCAAGATCGCCAAAAAGCGACGCCTGCACGGGGCGAGACTGAGCCGCACGCATTTGCGTCTGCTCCTCCTTAAGGTTAATGGCCATGATGCGGCGGAGGGTCTCATAGCACATCGGATAGACCGGATAGACCCACCTACGCCACACCTCGGCAAGACAGCGGTCCTGCCGCCCCGGCTCGTAGTACTCCCGTACTAGTTGCTGCACCATCTCAACGTGCCTTAGATAGTTTTCATGCTTCATATAGACAAAATCAATACCAAAGCACAAAGTTATAAACAAAATGAATACAAAGAAACCCTTTGCCCCGAAAGACCCTGCTAAGTATGACCATGCCAAGCGGTTGTATCTCGATAAGGTACCCCTCCGCGAGATTGCAGAGCGTCTCGGTATTACCCCGCAGACCCTCACAAAATGGAAAAAAGAGGGGGCGTGGCAAGAGAGCCGCAATGCGTCCCTCCTCTCTCCCAAGACCCTCTATAATAAGCTCCTCAAGCAGCTCGACGCCCTTATCGAACAAGGGGAGCCCATCTCGACAGCAGATGCGATTAGCAAGGTCTGCAAGCAGATCAAGAGCCTACAAAAAGAGGCAACCGTTGATGACGTCATTCTCGCCCTTACCGGGTTTGGAGATTGGCTCGTTGCAGAGGGTAAGCGGCTCAAGACAAGTCGCGAGTTTGTACAAGAGCTTACGCGATTGCAGGACATCTATATCCATCAGCTCATTGAGCGCGACAACCTACTAACACAGCAAGCAGATGATTAAGCGACCCAAAAGACAAGTATCGGTGGAGCTCCTCAAGCGTTGGGATGAGCGGGTGTCCCTCATCACCCGAACAACCTTTGACCTCGGGGAGTGTGAGGAGACCAAGGAGGAGCGCGTACGGCGCGCCAAGGAGGACTACAACTACTTCGTCCGTACCTATTTTTCGCATATCGCGCCTTGCGACTCCGCTAAATTTCACCTTGACGCGGCCAAATATATTGCAGGACATCCGAGGGCACGCGCCCTCTTCGAGTGGGCGCGCGGGCACGCTAAGTCTACGCACATGGGCTGCCTTATCCCCTTGTGGATCCTCGCACGAGGCGAAAATTTGTTTCGGTTTATTGTGCTGGTATCCAGCAGCAACGACAACGCCAAGGGGCTGCTAGCCGACCTCCAAGCGGAGCTTGCCAACAACGAGGCCTATATCCAAGACTTTGGAATCAAGGCAGACAAGGGTACCGAGTGGACCTCGGGCAAGTTTTCCTTGGCCGATGGCACCACGTTTGTGGCCATCGGTCGTGGCCAAAGCCCCCGAGGTCTCAAAAAAAACGGGCAGCGCCCTGACTATATCCTTATCGACGATATCGACGAAGACCAACTCAGCAATAACGAGAGCCGCGTCCGCAAGGCTTATAACTGGGTGATGGGGCCACTATACGGTACCATGGCCGGGGGGCGTGGGCGCCTTATCATGGTGGGCAATCGATTTGCAAAAAACATGATCCTCGCGCACTTTGCCAACATCAAAGACATATACCATACCCGTGTTAACATCATAGACAGCAAGGGCAATCCCTCGTGGGGGTATTACTCACGCGAGGATATACAAGCGATGCGCGATGAGCAAGGGGAGATCAGCTTTGCCCGTGAGTACCTTAACAATCCGATTGAGGAGGGAGCCGTCTTTAAGCCCGAGTGGATGCGATACACCAAGATCCTACCTCTCAAGGAGTACGTCAAGATCATAGCCTATACCGACCCCTCCTTTAAGTCGACAAAGGCTAACGACTACAAGGCAACAATGCTCGTCGGTAAGACCAAAGAGGGGTATTACCACGTCCTAAAGGCCTACGCAGGGCAATGCTCTGTCGCTGAGATGGTGGCTTGGCACTACGATATCGAGGCGTGGATTGCGCGCAAAAAAGGGCGCAAGCCGCCCCGCTACTACATGGAGGCGAACTTTATCCAAGACCTCCTACTCAAAGAGTTTAAGGATGAGGGTATTGCCCGAGGAGGGCGACAAATCCCCATCACGCCCGACAAGCGCAAGAAACCCGACAAGTACTCGCGTATTGAGACGATGCAGCCTCTTTTTGAGAGGGGATTTGTCCTCTTTAATGAGGAGGAGCGCGATAGTGAGGGACTAAAAATACTCATCGACCAGCTGCTCGCGACCGAAAAGGGGAGCCGTCTCCACGACGACGCCCCCGACGCCCTCGAGTCCGCGATATGGATGCTCAACAAGGTAGGGTCAGACCAGCGTAACTATACGACCTCCAAGCGTCCCGACCGACACTATTAACCGCCGTTTAACTTGTGATTAACTACCACTTAACCAATACCGATTATGCTCGTACAACAACAAGAGATGCTTACCGTCGTCGATGCCTACAAGCTCGAGGAGATGACTGACAATACCCCCGATATCACCCTCACCTGCCTCCGTGCCTCTGAGGCGCGGGTGCTTAGTTACCTATCCGCTAAGTACGACATCACCGCGATACAAGCCATGCCCTCTGACGCCCCTTGCCTTGCCGACATTAAGGAGATGATCAAGGATATAGCCCTCTACTATATCATGCGGAGACACAACGTAGATATCGCCTTTGAGCGAGTTGTCGAGGCCTACAAGCTGCACCAAGAGTACCTAAAAGGAATAGCGACAGGCACCCTCGGCATCGTAGGACTCCCACTTCGCAAGACCGAGGACGGGCGGATCGTATCCCACCTCACGATGGGCTCGCGCCCTAAAGTCGATTTTGAGTACTAACCCTAACCTAATCTAGCCATGGCACTACACAAAGCCACCGAATCACTCCTCGAAAAAATCATACAAAAACAAGCCTCGCAGACCTCGCGCGACATGCGCTCCTGGCGCGACGCTAAAAAGGAGGCAACCAAGCCCGATTTTCCGCGCCGCACGCGCCTTGTCGATATTATCGACGATATGCTGCACGACCTCTACCTCGCCTCCAAGATGGAGCTCAGAAGGGACCGGTCGCTGAACAAGCCCTTTGCCATCCTTGACGCTAAGGGCACGACAAACGAGGAGGTAACAAAGCTCCTTAGCGACTCCATCGCTTTTAATGAGCTCCTTACTATCCTATTTGAGACGCCCTACTGGGGGCACTCGCTCCTTGAGCTTACCCCCTCCTCGACGGACCTCTTTACCGTCTCGTTGCTCCCTCGTCGCCATGTTGTGCCTGGGTTGGGACTCCTCCTCCCCGACGTGGCCGACACAAAGGGGATCGACTACCGCGCGGATAGCCGGTACGGCACCTCCATCCTCGAGGTAGGCGCTCCGAGCGACCTAGGTATCCTCTTTGACTGTTGTCCCAACACCATTTTTAAGCGCTATGCCCTCAGCGCCTGGAGCGAGTTTGCTGAGACGTTTGGCATACCCCCTCGCACCCTCAAAATCGACACCGACGACCAAGAGGCGCTTGCTCGAGCGGAGGAGATGATGACGCGGATGGGACGCGCTAACTGGGCAATTATCGACAGCAACGAGGAGATGTCATTTGCGACCGGTGTCGCCGGCAATGGCGACATCTTCGAGCGCCTCATATGGGCGTGTAAGCAAGACATCTCGATTAAGATACTCGGGTGTACAATCGGAGAGGATACGGCTAACGGTAACTACAGCAAGGAGGAATCCTCTCTTAAGCTCCTCGACGCGAAATGCGCAAAAGACAGAGGTCTCGTCGAAAAAACAATGAACTCGACCATCCTGCCTGCTCTTGCCGCACTCGGACATATCCCATCAGGCCTCCGCTTTGAGTATCCCGAGGAGGAGGACAAGAGCGCACTATGGCAGCGCACGAAGGACATCCTCCCTTATTACGAGGTCGACGAAAAGTGGATCGAGGACAAATTCGGGGTGGCCGTGACCGGCAAGCGTGCCACCCTCGGAGAGGCTAATCAACTCACCGCCTCCGATCCTTTTTTCGGGTGACCCCCTCGAGGTATGAGCGATTAACCTCTATCCTCGAGGGGCTATACACCCCTATCCGCGTCGAGCTCAAGGGGGATGACGACCCCGACAAGAGCGGCCGCCTCCGCAAGGCCTTTAATCGCGCCAAAAAGTTTGTGCTTGAGCAGGGGGGCAAGATGACCCCCAAGATGCTACGCGAGAAGCCCATCCGCAAAGCTATTGAGGTGAGTGCTCGAGGGTACACCGCTAAGGTAGACCCCATCATACGAGACCTATCTAACTCGACGCAGCGTGCCCTGCGTCAAGACCTGCACACCTTTGCCGGCTTTAAGACATACCACCATCTGCAGGAGGTGGCCGGCCGGTCGCGCAACGCCGACGGCACCCTAAAGAGTTGGCAAGAGTTTGTAGTCGACACGGCTAAGATTGACGACAAGTACAATAAGAGCTGGCTCAAGGCTGAGTACGCCTTTGTCCAAGCATCCGCCCAAATGGCGGCCAAGTGGGAGCGATTTGCCCAATGGGGCGACGCGTACGACCTCTTATATAAGACGGCAGGCGACGAGAGAGTACGCGCCGACCATGCCCGCCTCAATGGTATGTGTCTCCCCTTTAGCGACCCCGCGTGGGACACCTGTTTTCCCCCTAATGGCTGGGGGTGTCGGTGCGATGTAATACAGGTAATCCCGGGGACACACCCTCGCTCTGAGAGCAAGGAGGTAGTCGACCTCATGGAGGAGATGACCCCCGGTAAGCAGGAGATTTTTAGGTTTAATCCCGGGAAAGAGGGGCGACTTATCCCACCTCGTCATCCCTATTACGGGAAAAATGGAAATAAAGAAAGGGAAGCTATTGAGAAGAATATTAATAGCAGCAACAAAACGGACTCTAAATATGCGGAAGAAGAAAGTCAAGCGAGGAAGCTATTAGAAGAGACTCCCAAACGAGATGATGGTACAAAATACATAAAATTTGGAGAGGGTGGTGTAACAATTAACCCCGGCATCCAAAAAGACGAGCGTTTCAAAAACCTTTATACAGCGGGATGGCTTGCGGAGAGGTACGCTCACGAAATCGTATTATACAAAGCAACGGGAGATGGTAACACTGCAGATAGCCGTAACATAACAGAGAATCGATTAGTCGAATATAAACACATTGAGAGCAACTCAAAAAATGCTTTCGACAAAAACATACAAACCGGAGCAAAACAAGCGGATCACCTTGTGTTGGTTATTAAGGGAGAGTACGATGAAAAAATAATCAAAGATACCATAGGATGGCGCACCCTAAAATATCCAAACATAAAAACTATACGTTTTATCATCAACTACGAACGAGATATTGAGATTACGAGAGAGCAGATAATAAGTCAAGACTACACCCTATAAAAAAAAGAACCGCCAAAGTCTAAAAAACCCTGGCGGAGATCCTCGTGGTGTGCTAGGGAACACCCTAGCTCACCAATCTTTGACGCAAAGATAATAATAAAATCGGAATAAACAAATCATGGAACTAGATAAGCAAGACCTTGAGCGCTTGTTAGCGAACGACCTACTCGTCATCATGCAGGAGGAGACCGCTGAGGCATTTGTGCGTAAGGAGTGGGACGGTAAAGCGTGGCCTCCACGCAAGCACGAGGATGGCATCGGCTCTCTTATGCTGCGCAGCGGAGCACTGAGGCGGAGTATCACGGTCGAGGCGGATGGCAACCAGGTAGTTATCAACAGCAGCACTCTCTATGCTCATATACACAACGAGGGAGGGGTTGTACAAGTCCCCGTCACAACCAAAATGCGAAAATATTTTTGGGCGATGTATAAAAGCACAAAAGACCCTAAATACAAGGCGCTTGCCATCACTAAGCGCACGCAGCTTACCATCCGTATACCTAAGCGTCAGTTTGCTGGTGTTACGCGTCATACGCGCAAAAAATGGAGAGAGTCGGTCGACCTCCGACTCAAGAGCCTAGACCTAATCGGAGTGATCAAGGCAAAAATCCGATAACAAAAGAGGGGAATACAAGTAGATATTCCCCTCTTTTACTTGTGCTAACACCCTATTCTATATTGACGAAGGGAATTTTGAAGGGGGAACAGACTCCTTTGCATTTTTACTACTTAAAACCTGCTGCGTTTCTCGATATTCCATCGCTTCAGCTAACAATGTAAATTCGATAGTAGCTCCCATTTTCTTAGCTTCTTTCTCAATCATGTGTAATGGGACATGGAAAAATTCTTTGCGCGGATTTATCATATTTACCCTCATATCATCAAACTTATTATGCAAGGCAGACTCCATGGCTGGGGCATCCTCTGAAAAGATCATAGCATGAACATCAAATGGGAATGGTACAGACGCATCTCCTAGCTCTCGAACACGATCCATCGGTTCTAATCTTCTTGTCATTCCGATCTTGTAGACATCCTCCCCAAAAGAACCAATATTCGATATTACATAGACATACCCCATTTTTGTCTGTTGAGCCATTGATATAGCTTTTTGTTTGAGAGTTTCGGCATCCACAAGACCAGCTTCTAATTCTGCAATCCGAGACAACAATTTTTCTTGTTGTTCTCCAGCTGCTGTACCAAGTTCCTTTCTTGCCTTTTCGAGAGCCAACATATAGGTTTGTTGTTCTTTCTCTGCTTTTTGCCTAGCCCGTTCAGCATCTCTCATTGCCTTTTCCTCTTCCCTCATCTGCTCTCTGATAGCACGTTGCTCTTCCTGCTCTTCATGGCGTTTTACATGATATTCATGTGTTAGACGTAACTCATCAAGTTTCAAAGATTTGTAGCGAGGAGACAATGAAACACCTTGCGTCTTATACACTCTATTAATAGCATTAAAAGACTTTTCAATACGGTCCTCCATTCGAAGAATATTATTCCAATCCACACTAGCAATGAAGCTGTCACATTCTCCATTAAACGCCCTTAACATGAGTTGTTTTTCTCTTTTGACCATTGCAGCTCCTTGAGCTAAGCTATCATTCCATGTGATTCGGTCTCCACCAATAGCGGCAAGACCATCTTTAATCATCTCTTTTTGCTTATCCCTAACCTTCGCAATTTCGTCCTTGAATTTTTCCGAAGTTTCAAATTTAAAATGTGGTTTATACAATCCATATTCAATCATTTCAGAGTATTCCTCATATGCAGAAATCTCTGTACGTAGATTCTGAAAAACATTAAGGGCAATAGAATACTGCTTTCGTAATGAATCATATTCTTCTCGTAAGAGATTAAGCTCTGTTGTTACGTTAAGTATTGGTTCAAATGGAGATAGAGCCTCAATGCGTTGTTTGAGTAAAGTATTTTCTCGTTCAAGTTCGGCAATTTTTGCAAGTTCTTTCTTGTTGAATAGTCCCATAATTCCCATGTTACATATTATTGTACAAAGGTACAATTCTAGTGTGATAAAAAAGGGGTGCTGCATCTCCCGACGTAGCACCCCAACAAACTAAAAATAAGAAACTAACTAACCCTCAGGTACTGCTCCCTCTGAGAGCACCTTTATATTTTGTACTCTCGCTCAGTGAGCTCGAGTACAAAACGCAATCCGCCCTCCATCATGCACTCCTTGCGTACGACCGAGGAGCGTCGATTGCTCGTCCCGACAGTCCGCACAATAGCCGCGTAACCGCGACCACACTTAGCAAACTCAACACTCATACTGCAGATATATTTAGAGGGATTGTCATCCAGCCCGTGGCACCCTTAATCTCCGCTTGAACAAAGGTGCTGGAGGCGTAAGGCTGATAGCTGTCCTCGATGATTTTTACCCCCTCGAGGAGGCGCGGATCTTGTCGCTTATCAGCGAGCTGTCGTAAGCGGATCACTCGCGAGGGCTGCAAAGCTCCGCTCTTATTGCGCTCGAGGAGGCTCATGATCAGACCAACAAGTTGCGCGCTATCCTCATCCTTAGCTAGACTTGTAATATAGTCCTTAACCATCGCGATACCATCCTCCACCGTGTCGCGATAGTCGTCCACCATTCGGTTACCGAGCGTGATACGACACCGTGAGTCGGAGCTGGTAAAGGTGTGCGTGTATTGACCATCAGGCTTACATAAGCTCATAACCTCTCGCTTCATTCTGATAATCGTATCAAAATTGTCAAAGATGGTCTTTTTTATTGTTGTCATCTGCTCAGAGAGCTCCTTGAGTTGGTCGACCGCTGCAGCTACCTCATCGTCGACAAGACGAGCGTATTCTTCACGCTGCGCCTTGCGCGCTGCTTCCTCCCGCTCGCGGGCTTTTTGTGCTCTAAATTCTTCGTACTCAGCCCGCTCCTCGGGCGTCATGGTTACTTGTTCTTCCATAATCTTTATTTCATCTTAGTTAATCTTACCGGCAAGATGCTCATTTCCAGCATATGGTATACAATATTTATAGGTGTACCTAAAACACCTATATTTATATGGTTCTTCTTCCTTGCTCGCAAAGAGATCAACATTCCATTCTTGATCTTCTCTGTCGCGACCGAGTACACGTTCATAAGCCTTAAATTGGCATGCTTCATCTCGCTCTGAGACAGGGATCATTTCGAGGATTTTATTGATATTCTCCTCGCGACTCGAGTCACTAACAAAAACGTCCATCCAATGCCCCTCCAGGATCATTCCCTCTTGATTGACATACAAAAAGGGGAAGTCAGTATTTAGTATATATCTTGTTCCATCATACCACTTACACCCTAATGCAAATAGTTTTTTCTGGAGTTCGGCACTCTTGCCATTCACATAGACTTTGATGTTACAGACCCTGGGGTCTACTTTTACTTTTTCTGCTTCCATATTACTACTTATTTTAACGATTATATCTAATTGCTAGGGTTAGATTGATATGACAACTCTCGCACAGACGCAAGCCACTATGCCAAGGCGCATGGTAGAGATCTACTTTTGGTTTTTTCTTAACTCGTCCGTCATAGTTGTCTATAATCTGCTGTGCCTCGCTCTTGATTTGTTCGACCTCATGGTCAGTAAGGAGTTGATGTTTGTATCCCTCGGCGAGGGTCTGTAGCTGAGATTCTAACTTGTTTTTTGCCTGTGTGGTAAAAATGGTAACAAACCACCACTCCTCATGAGATTCTTTTTCTTGCCCTTTTATCATATCAACCATCCCTTTATAGAGCTAAGTGATAGGCTGAGTAGCTCTATATCCCTTGTCATCATACCTCGCCACGTCTGCAGATCTGACGCAGCCTCATCAAAGTCGTCTGCATTGATTATTACTGATATTGTCACCTTGCGAGTACGATCCCTTGCGTTGTCATACTCCAGCACTGCGCATCGCGCACGATACCACTTGTCGCGGTGCTTATCGCGATCATAAGAGGCAACAACTTGCTCTATCTTGACCTGCTTGATACTTAGTATCTCTACATCTCGATAAGAGCTAAGCTCGCTAAGCATTGCGATCTCAGCCTCATGCGACATGTAAGCAGAGACGATGTAGACCTCTGTTACTTTTTTAGCCTTGCCGAGGTCGTCTATACGCTCATAGCGTACCTTGACCTCATAATGCAGTTTTGTAGTCATAATTTATAGTGTTATTAATTTGTATATACCTACAGCATCGAGCACAGCCGAGCCAATTAAGCTCGTCCCGATAAATACATCTCCTGCCCTGCCCCATTTGTCATCACGCCTAAAACTCTTAACAAGGCCTAATACAAGCAATCCGCATATCCATGAGTGCACGAGTAACACGAGCACGCCTAGTATAATTAGTATCATCATCTCCTCAGCTTTTGATATTGTTTTTCTACTGCGATCATGTCCTTAATCTTATCGTTATAAGCAAAACACAAGCTCCTCAACCGCTGACGAGGGATGCGATTAAACTCGCGTATCCCACACGACCTGCAGGCTGTTGCCTTGATGTATGATATCGTAACCTCTCCCTTGCCACACATCAACAAAAACTTACCGACAACCGCGATCAACCGCTTACGCAGCGCATCCATTGAGTCGCGTCCGTCTCGCTTGTCGAGCTCACGCGCAAGGCAAGCGCACACGTCAATAAGCTGATGCTGCGAGAGGTCGACACTGCTCTCTACGTTGTACTGAGAGAGGAGAGCTCGCTTGTCCTCATCCGTCATACCCAGCTGCCCAGCGAGGGTATGATACTTCTTTACGAGATCCTTGTGGATCTTATCCATTACCTTAGTCTCTTTCATAGTCTTGTAGTTTTATTCCAAGTGTCTCTTTTATAGCCTCTTGTAGGTGCTTACGCGCTGCCTCTTGAGCCTCCGAGAGGTCGTAATACTTACCAATTATCTCCTTATAATCTCTCTTGAGGACACACACATTATCCTTGATCAAGATTACATATGTAACAAGCGGAGTGCGACAAGCAAGCGCAAAGGTGTCTGTATTATTGACCTGACGCCATCCTAACTCAATATCGTAGATGATATCACACTTAACGCTCTTGTGCATATCCTCAAACACGATATCTTCCGCAGCACGGACAGCGGATAAGACCTCATTTACAATTTTCCTCTCCTTATTATCATTAAACATCTTATCTAGATGCTGTCTAATAGCCTCTCTCATATGCTCGAGAGCTAACACATACCTATCCGCAATCATACTCCTCCTATCCTTTCTTCGTATTTCCATCCCTTAATCCTGAGTGCTTGCTTAGCCCTGCTTACATGGTCTTCGAGCGCGCGCTGCTTTGCCGCGTCGATGGTGGGGTAGGTCTCCTTACCCCCTCCTGCGTCGAGCACCCATTCACGCCCTCGAGGCTCTATCATGTAGACCATGTAGGGTGTTGTCCCGAGCCATGTACGCTGATCATACGACGACCAGCGTATGCCTTCAATTCTGATTTGTCCCATTTCTTCTTTATTTAGTATTCAACATAGCAAAATGACTGAGGAGGAGTGATCCCTGGATAAGCCTCTTGTAGCAGTCTAGGTCTAGGGTATGGACTAAATGAGCCTATCTGTATAGCATACCCAACGGATTTACCCCCAAAATATTCGTCGAAGCAGTCTTTAGAGATGCCCGATTGTAGTGCCGTCCGTTCCCAAAGCCTTTCAGGGGTATCACACAAGACGTCTTTCACGTCGATCTCTCCAACGACACGACAAACAGGGTTTGAGGAGTAGACAACAATCCTACTTATATTGCGATTCTTATAAATGGTCTTCCTGTATTCAAAGAGTTTCTTCCCTCGCATAATCTCTTCAACAAAAACGGGCTTAATCGACAATAAAATCTTCATACCTATTCATCCATTTCTGCGTTAAACTTCTTTTTTCGCGCCTCAAAGGCTATGTAATCCGCCCCTCCGTAGCCATCCTCTGTCGAGTAGCGAGTTTCGCATCGTGCGACCCCTCCTACCACTCTCACCTTGATATCCGCGTCGTGCTTGAGCTTGATTTGTTTGCTATTGTAAGCGTCCCCGTTGCGCTCTTGACCAATCAATACAAACAGCTTGGAGGGGTACTCGTGCCGCAAGGCAATGAGCTCGCTTGCCGGTGCGTCCTCGAGATACATCACAGAGTCTACAAAGACCACATCGGGGGATTTCTTCTTCGATAGCCGCTTGCGGAGCTCGGGGAGCGGCTCTCGGTCAAGCAGCATAATATGATTACCGCACTCTGCCATCCCGGCTCGACGCCATGCCTGCTGCATAGCAGGCGACAGACCTTGCTCGAGTGAGTTGTACGCCACCTTGCGTACAAACTCTGTGAGATACTTAGCGAGCTTAAGGCAATACATGGTCTTACCGCTCCCGCTCTTACCGTACACAAACCACATACCCCGTAGAGCCGGCCGCCCGAGATGGGCGAGCCATGCGCCCCCGAAATCCGCCAAGGTAAACTGTGCGGTAAGCACGTTACTATTAGAGTAAGTCTTAGCCATAACCCTATGCCGCCTCGCTCTTAGCTACGTATATAGCCCGCTTAACTCGACGCAGGTCGCCCTCGCTCTCCTTACTGATCTCGCGTATCTTGCGATCGCTCTCGATGCCGTTAGCGCGACACACTACCGCTACATCCTCCTCGCTGATACCCTCAAGGGCGACAAAGCGGCGACCGATGCGGCTGTATATCTCCTGATAGCCTCGTTTACCAAGACGCAGCCCCCGTCTAACACGACTCTCGAGGTAAGAGGTAGCACAAAGGACAATCCCGCACCGCCCCTCCAGCTGGTTATAAAGCGTGATAAAAAAGTAGAGCACTTGATCGCTCAGCTTATCCGCCTCGTCGAGGATAAGGAGGGGGCTATCCGTCTTACTCAGCGTCTCCACCACGTCCTCCATCATCTCGTTAATCGTGCATCCGGCCACGTTCGCCCCCATCGATTTGAGCAGCTTAGCAACAAAAGTGCGGCGGTTCCAATGCTCGCTACACACAAGATGGTAGATACTCCTGCCCCTCGAGGCGTAGTCCCTGCAGGCCTCTGTCTTACCGCTTCCGGCCTCGCCTACCACCGCTGCCACAAGGCTATCACGCTGCGCAGACGAGAGCAAAAAGGTCATCTCTTGATATGCCTGCGTCTCGGCCAGCACCCACCCCGACTCCTTGCGTCGTGTCTGCTTCTCGATGCTGCGCCACATCTCCTCCGAGATGCTCTCTAAGTCCGTCGAGTTGAGGATCTTGTTAATCGTCGCGCTAGATACGCCTACGAGGCTGTTTGCCGCCTTTTTCTGAGAGCCCTTGAGAGCGACATACGCTCTGAGTTGTTCCGTTATTTCTCGCTTATCCATATTGATAGTTATTAGTTGTTTCGTCTCTTTCTTTCGATCCAGCGCGGCAGTGAGTGTCGCGCAAAGTAGCTCCATGCAGCCACAAAGTTGCCCATCACTACTAGGTAATAGAGGGCAAGGGCAAGCGCACTCAAGTCCTCGCGAGGCTCTGCCATCAAAGACAGCCCCGTAATCAAGATCCATACCGTCTTGATAGTGTCTAATACAATCTCTCTCCGTCTCATATCTCTGTTTAACCCTCGATTAAACGCCGTTTAATCATAGTTTTTTTAGCCATTTTCTTTCTCTTTCGAGAGCGGTATCGCCCTCATCCTTTACCTGTGAGGTTACAATCTCCTCGTAGTCCTCCTCATAGTCTACCTCCTCACTCATTGTCCCGATCTCCTTACTCCGTTGATCCTTGTGTTGTCCCTTGCTATCCACGAGCAGGCAGCCCCCTAAAAAGCCCTTAATCTTAGCTTGATCAATCACCCCTGCCGCTATATCGTGACAGTCAGTAAGACGCGCTACCTGCTTACGCTCCAGCTCCTTATTGTACGCCTCGATGCGTGCCAGCTTAGCAGCGTCGCCGGGCTTACGCTCCACAAGTGCCATCGGTTGCACCTCCTTAGCCTCGAGGAGGTACTGACGCGAGCCGTCCGCATTGACCGCAAGGGCGGTACCGAGGTCGTCCGGGTCGTACTTAATTGTCCACTTTTCGGAGATGCTGCACTCACGGAGGGTGGGATCGAAGCAATCGTAATCCCTACGAGCCCCGAGCAGCGTCGGGCGAAATCCGTTAGCCTCGAGAGCGATCGTCTTACCTGTGTCAAGACCAAAATGCAGGAGATAACGATCTCGGGGCATCTCTAGTCGATACTCGTCTGAGAGAGCATTGAGGTAACCCTTGTACTCCTCGAGCTTTTGCCTGCGCTCCTCCTCGATGATCGCCGCAATCTGCTCTACCACCTCCTGCGAGGTTGGGAAATACTTGCGGTGCAGGTTAAGTGCCTCTTGGTTGGGTTGCTTACCCCCTCGGGAGGTAACCCCCTTACCTGCCCAGTTTACCTGCGTTTGGCAGTAGTGCGTGTTGAGGTAGTCAAAATAGGACTCAACCGGCTTTGCCTTAGCGTTGCCCACGCTCGCAGGGGTAACACGTGCCGCGATGGCAGCATACAGGGGCGTAAGGCTCTTAATTGCGTAGTTGTCCGTCTGTAGCTGATTGACGCGCAGGAGCGTACCCGTCAGCGACTTGATGTGTAGGATCGCATTACGCAACGCCGCCTTGATGAGAGCCGGGCTCTCGTGGTCACCCACCGCATACCCAACAGGGTAATTACAGCAGGGGTCAAGCACCACTACCACGGTCTTACGCTTGTGGTAGGTAGTTGCACCTCCGCTCCTGGGCTTATCCTTGTATAAGAGCTCGGCAGTCCATCCGTCCATGCTCCATATATAGCAAGCGGCAGTGGGTTTGCTACGCTTAACGGTCATCTGTCGATGAGCCCGATGCTGACGCACGCCCTTACGCCCAATCATGATAAGATTGTTGTGCTTGCGACGCCATACCCGCACCGTAGCCGCCGAGATAGCCTCCCAGCTATTGCCCTCTGCAATCTTATTGTAGAGAGCAGCTACCGCCGTGTCGTCTAGGTTGTTGTAGTGACCGATAAGGCTAAGCAATAGCCCCTCTTGCTCTTCGCCCTCTATCTTAAGAGCGTTGCGGTTTGCGAATTTTGCACTCACAAGAGCCTCATATCCGCGCTTGTTGTACTCGTTGTACTTGCGCTGCAGGCTCCGATCCTTGCGAGGGAGGCTATTCGCCCATCGCCCCTCGATGCGGGGGAGTGCCTCTGCCGCCCTCCGCCAAAAATCCGCCCGGGGGAGGCGTGGTTGACTCTGCTTGATTCGCTCTCCGTCCGCCTCCGTTATTAGCCTGTGATACGCATTGAGTATTGATGCATTGTTAGCGTACTCCGACTGCTTATCGAGCGGTAAGTGCCGCCCGTCCGACAAGAGGTACTCAGCATAGTACTGTACCGCTGCCATATCTAGCTCGATCTCGTCGACAAACATTTTACTCTCTTCTCTCTCCTTGAGGTCAGGGTAACGCTCGTACACTTGCACCTTATACCTCCAAGGGAGGCTGTCTAGATCATACAGAGCAGGAGTATCCTTACAGGCACGACGGACTTGACGCAGTTGCCCACGCACTACAAGCAGTCTTAGATAGCCGTCTGATATGATACCATCTAATTCTCTACTTGTTATTCCTATAGTCTTACCTTGATACTCCATAGCAACTTATTACGCTTCCAGCTCCTTGATAAATGATACTAGATCTGCCATTGCAGACAGCCTAGATTTCATCTCTTTTTCGTCATCCTTGGTAATAATAGTCTTGCGTGCAAGATCGATGATCACCTTACAGCTGCCATACTGCCATATAAGGGTATCCCCCTCAATAAGTAGCACCTTGTCGGCATCTGCCGTAATGATCTCTTTAGCCCCAACTCGTAGAGCCTCGTTGCGGATAGCATTAGCGAGCGATGTCTTACGCTTGTAATTAAGCGACTGACTAATCATCGCGGGGCTGCATCCGATAGCCTCCTCAATCTTACGCCGTACAAAAGGCGTGTACTCTATTCTTCTTTTTGGTTCCATTTTTCCGTATCTTTGTGTACGCTGTTTTTGTATTTACGGCTGCAAACTTAGGACAAAAATCCGACCTGTACAAGCATTATGGACTTTATTTTGACTGTAAAAGAAAGAATACTACAGTTTCTTGATGAAAAAGGAATCTCTAAATCATTGTTTTTCAATAAGGTAGGAATATCCCCATCCAATTTCAAAGGAGTAGGAAAAAAATCTAGTATTGGATCTGATCTTGTGGTCAAAATATTGACCGAGTATCCTGAACTGTCTCCAGAGTGGCTCATGTTAGGAGAGGGAGAGATGCTCAGAGATCCCTCCAAGCAAGCTGCCAATGACCCCAAAAAAGAAATAATACCAAGCCATACACCCCAAGAGGGCATCCCCTTAATACCAATAGAGGCATGGGCTGGAGCACTAAGCGGAGAGGATTACAGCATAATGGAGTATGAGTGCGAGCGATATGTAGTGCCATCATTCCAGGATGCCGATTTTCTTATTACCGTAAGGGGCGATTCTATGACACCTAAATATTACTCTGGCGATATCGTGGCGTGTCGTAAGGTTTTCTTATCCGATCTATGGTTCCAGTGGGGCAAGGTCTATATTATAGATACCAACCAAGGATCACTACTCAAGAAGGTAAGACGAGGTTCCTCTGAGGAGACGATTACCCTCGTCTCCGAAAATCCAGAGTACGAGCCTTTCGAGCTCCGCAAGGATCAGATCTACAACATAGCTATAGTACAAGGCGTAATAAGAGCTGAGTAGCACAAAAAATGGATTTCGAATTCGTAAGCTGCTACAATATATTTGTAACACGTTGCAATACAAGGGGTTACACACAATGCCGATAAAAATATATAAGGTAATAGGGGGGTAGTTTCTCGCGATTTTTGGGCGTTTTAGCGTCTAAAAAGGGCAATAGGGGGGGGAGATTCTCACTCTATAGGGGTATCAAGTTGTAACGGCATTAGAACTACAAACGTAGTTATCAACAACTAAGGCTGTAACTCCATCTGTAACGGCATTCGTAACGGCATTGCCGTTTTTAACGCTATTTTAACACGCAAAAAGGAGAGTAAAAGAGGTAAAAAGGGAGCCAAAAGGCGGTAAATATGCCCCTTAAGCTCCGATCATTTACCACCCATTTACCAGGCGTTTACCGCATCCTAAACGGCCGCTAAATCCAACACCATAAGACACGCGCAGGGAGCCATAAATACCCCTCATTTTAGCTCGATGGCAGCGCGGAGGTATGCGATCTATCCATCTGCCCCCTGTAACGCCTACAAACGCCGCTATTACGCGCTCTAGGGGCTTCTGCCGATATATGCGCCACCGACGCTGCATAAAGCCCCTGGAGGGCAAAATACACCCTCTACACACCATGCGATCAATCGAGATAAAAGGGCACAAAAAAGGGCTGCAAATGCAACCCAATTAAAGCGGATTCATTTACCAACTTAACCGCCCATTTACCAATTCGGGTAAAACTTAAAGCCAAATTCAAGCAACTTAAAGCGTAATGTACTTTTCGTTTTACCTGACTACGAGCTAAAAATCGCCCTCATCCTACTATAACATAACGACTTAGCCTCCTCTCCACTCTCTACTAGTCTTGTACTTTTCGTTTTTCCCCCCTTATATAGACGAGCCATATAAGCTGGATATGGGAAAGCAATTTGTTACAGAGGGGCTTCAGTATATTGAGCTACAAGGCAAGATTAGGTACAGTAGAAACTATGTGTATCAGAGATATTGAGCAATAAGATGACTCGGCGAATCCGGAATGTGGAACAAAGGGATGCCCCATTCCTATCTTCTCTTACAAGGGTATTTAAACCTATTATAATTCCTGTCGGTAATGATGGCTATGAGAGCCTTGATTCTACTCAGGCCGAATTTGAACATAATGTTCGTTGTTATCTGACTTATGTGATGAGCAAAGAGGAGTTCAACGCCCGATTTAAGCCCCCAAAGAAGTAGCTTTATAGAAGGGAATAGGTGAAGAAGGATTCTCTGCTATAACGGGTAGCCTTGTACTGTAAAAGGGATCGCACTCTGAGGATTGAGGCGAATGACCATAAGGGTTGTGACATGCTCAAAAGTGTCAAGAAGCCTCGATAATAAAAAGGTCATATCGTTTGGAGCCAAGAAAAACAATTACACAGGCAAGATTTGCACCGTTCTAAGTGTGCTTATGTGCAGATTTTTTTCTACCTTCGCCGTTGTAGTTGAGACTACAGTTACTATGTCACAAGATATGATGGATGATGGATTTTTTGAATCTAGATGAGTCTCTTCACACGGCGATCCGTATTTCAAAGGCAATCGCGCGGGAATATGGGAATGCCGTGTATACCCCTTCCCATCTGTTACGCTCCCTACTTCACAAAGATGTAGGGATTTCTGCGTTTGTGGAGTCTTTGGGTAAAGATGTTGCTTACCTTACAGAATGGGCAGATGTTCACATTGAATCTTGCGAGAAGTTATCCGGGGTCTCTGACATAGAAGCGGATCCGCGGATTGCCCCTGTTTTCGAAGAAGCGGATAATGTGCGTCTGAAATTAGGGCTATTGCAGATAAATCCAATATGTGTGCTCTGTGCGTTGGCGAAACCGGAAATTGGGTACTCTTCTGACCAGTTAAAGTCATTCCCCTTCAGAGAAAAAGAGATACTGGATTTTTTCCTCACAGGAGGAGATATGCAGAGGCAGGTGCTTCAGAAAATGAACATGGAAGGTGATGCAGCAGATATGCCTCTCCCTCAAACGAATCTGTTGAAATACTGCATTGACAAAACCGCCGAAGCTCGAGAGGGGAAGTTACATGCCATTGTTTGTCGAGATCGGGAGGTTCGCCAAATGACAGAGATATTAGGGCGATGGACGAAACCCAATGTAATGCTCATAGGAGATTCGGGAGTTGGGAAGACGGCCATGGCCGAAGGTCTTGCATTCGACATTGTGTGTGGGAATGTTCCCTCTTTTCTAGAAGACACAACCGTATGGGAATTGGACAGTGGAGCCCTAATTGCCGGTGCCACTTACAAAGGAGAGATTGAAGATCGACTGAAAAATATCATTCAGGAGTTGCGACAATCGGAGCGAGTCATTCTGTTTATAGATGAGATACATGTCCTACTTGACCCCAAACAGGGGAATTCGGGGGCTGTAAATATCTTGAAACCGGAACTTTCAAAAGGGAATTTGATAGTTATTGGGGCAACGACTGTAGACGAATACCGGAAATTGATAGAGCCTGATCATGCTTTCAGTCGTCGTTTTGAAGTCCTTCAGATTTCTGAACCTGTTGCAGAAGATGCAGTACAAATGGTTTCGTTTATGCTAGAAGCTTATCGAGAATTTCATCAGTTAGAGGTAAGCGAAAAAGCATTATCAGAATCTGTACATTTGGCTAAACGATACGTCAAAGATCGCAAACTCCCAGACTCTGCTATTGATTTATTGGATCGGACGATGTCTGCCGTAAAGATGGTAAATGAATCCTCCCAAGCCGATTTCCTTTGGCTAACCGAAGAATTGGCAGCTTTAGAGCAGGAAAAGAGTTCCTTGTCTGAAGAAGATTTTGCGGAAAAACTGATTCGTCTGCAACAATCTGCGATGAGTAGAATCAGTCCGATTGTTCAAATGCAATTGGATGGTATTCCTGAGGCAGATGCCTCTATGGGAGCAGAGAGGCTTTTTGATTTACTTTCCCAATTGGCAGAGCAGCTGGAGGCTTTCTCTAAAGAAAAGATACAATGCATCACAGAGGAGCATATTGCGGCAATTGTTTCCATAAAAACGGGTATTCCGATTGGGAAAATCCGAGCAGAAGAAAAGGAACGATTGCTCAATATGGAAGATATTTTGCGCCAACGGGTTGTCGGGCAAGACAATGCAATCCGCTCTGTCACCGATGCCATTCTAGAGTCCCGCAGTGGAATGAACAAACCCGGACAGCCTATCGGTTCTTTCTTCTTCTTAGGGCCTACAGGGACGGGGAAAACAGAATTGGCAAAAACTTTGGCAGAAGCTCTTTTCAACGACGAAAAGGCTATGATCCGTTTTGACATGTCTGAGTTTAAGGAGGAACATTCGGCAGCATTGCTCTACGGTGCCCCTCCGGGATATGTCGGATATGAAGAAGGAGGATTGTTGGTAAACAAAATCCGCCAGCAACCCTATGCCGTGGTGCTCTTCGACGAAATAGAAAAAGCACACCCCTCAGTCTATGATATATTTCTTCAAATTATGGACGAAGGGAAGCTCCACGATCGTTTGGGGAAAGAGGGAGATTTCTCCAATGCCATCATCATCTTTACTTCCAATGTTGGGAGTGAATGGGTTGCAAAGGAACTATCTGAGGGAAGACAGCCCACAACTCTTCAGATGATGGAGGTGATGGGAGGTTATTTTCGTCCGGAGTTTCTGGCACGTCTTTCGGAAATTATTCCATTTGCACCTATCGGAGAATCCATCCTGTTGCAAATCTTGGAAATACAACTGCGAGGACTTTATCGCTTGCTGAATGCTCAGGATATGGAATTGGAATTGACGGATGAAGCCAAGCACATGTTGGCGTTTAAGGGATTTACGCCTCGGTACGGAGCAAGGCAAGTCTCGGGGGTCATCAGGAATTATCTCCGCCGTCCGATCTCTCGTATGATACTAACCGGAGAGATGAAGCAGGGCTATACATTGCATGGCTCCCTCTCCGAAACTGAAGAATTGGTTTGGGATATACTTCCCTCCACAACAAAGTAATTATTATGTTTGGGTATAGATGTTTTTTACGCATTGGCTCTTTAGAAGATGCTAGCATAAAAGGACTGCTGACAAATGGAATGGAATTGGAGAATTGCCAATATTCTTTCAGTCAGCCCATAGATAGCAACGGAAAAGCTCAGGGAGAAGTAAAAGGAGGTCGTATTTGTATGACGTTCTCCAATCTTCCCTCAGATGAGATTACTGATTGGATGCTCAATCCTCGCAAGTACAAGGATGGGGTAATTGTTATTTATGGTATGAACGACGAACCATTGGAGAAGATTATTTTCACGAAAGCAGCTTGCACTGGTCTCAATTTGAGTTATACTCGCCGAGGGAAAAGCTATGCTGGCACGAAAATAACCATTCATGCACAGAAACTGCTTGTTGGTAGTGCTGTACTGGAAAATGATTGGAAAAACATCTAA